CTGGCTGTAGGATTTGCCTCCAGTGACTCTAGTCCAAAAGGTACCAAAAGCCTTGACATGATTGTGTCAGTGCAAATTGTTACCTCATAAGATAAACGCATGAGCCTCTCCTGATTGAAGAGGCTCTGTCCCTCAAGGTGGAGACCACCTTGACAGAAAGGTACCCATACCTCTGAGAAGAAACTCTTCTCATCCTTGATAATATTACCAAGTCTTCTGTGCGTTTTCTTTAATAGTTCAAATTGATGACGTGGGCCATAACAGGCAACGTCGTCTCCGGCAATTAACCACGCTATACTGGGCCTTAACACCCCACGTATAGAATAGCGGCAATGACGGTGAACTACCTCACTACACAAGACTAAGATTTCCTTAGTCATGGCATTACCCATCAGTAATCCATTTGTTGCAGTGAACCTATGTAGTATTGGGGAAGATGGACTATCTCCCTCATGGATCTCAACAATCCTGTTCCTAAACACAAGGGATAGGATGATTTCCACATAGGGCCAAATCTTAGAACCACCATAGCGAGCGGAAAGCAAGCCGTGGAGAATAATTCTCATGCAACCTCTATCGAGGTTGTTTGAGGCGGATGTGAGATCGTAGACACCTACGGACCACTTCCTAAGATTTGGGTTTTCTCGGATGGACAGCATATCTGCAAAGTCCCAAGCCTTCCAGCTTCTATTGAATGCCGAGAAAAGTGTCGGGATGTTAGATAGCATCCCGGCGAGCATGTGAGCTAGAGGCTGACATGCCATATTAACGTAGGATGGTTCCATCGTAATCCACCTGCGTTTACCCCCTGGTTCGCTTACACAATGTGCGCGAGCTGGTATGGGCTTATCTCCTATAATGGAAGATAAGCCTTCTATGACCTGGTCTGGGTCATAAAAGGGGAGCAGCTTCCCTAAGTATCCGTTCTGGATACACAACTCTAAACTGAGTTGATGGAGCTGCGGAGCAAACTCTCTATCGAGGCCGAATATCGGTTCCTCGACTTTTCCTGATGAAAATGCACCATTCATTTGAGCGTCTGCTAGAGTATCACTGGCATCCCACGTCCTAAAAGACGAGGATAAGAAATATCGAAAATCGATATCCAATGCAACGTCACGACACATCGTGTACATCGGGGGGATCCCCTGTTGCAGCCAGTATTCTCTTCCAAACCACGTACGACGGTTAACCTTCTGCGTGGCTGGTGTCCTCACATAGTACTCGACAAATTTCCTAAGAATTTCGACGCCTTTTCCTCCCTCTGAGCGTGTATGCTCAAGAGAGGCGGAGAAGGATGCACTAATGTGTGGACGTAAGGGTTCGTCCATCTCTTGGACTTCCTTACCAATAGAACTAGAGACGGTCCAGAGGAAATCTGGTACCGTAACACTTGGTTTCTGGAGTTCTCCTTGAAACTCAAGTATCTCTAGTCTTTCCATTTTCTGACTGACTATCAGAGTAGGAAAGTTCCTTGTTTGGGTGAGCATGGTAATATCTTCACCGTCCCTCTTACTGAGGGGGATTCCGTGATAAATTTTCCACAAGAAAGTGAAATTATCAAACCACAAGGTATCTAAGGTCCCATTCCTACAGCCTGGTAGGCCCCGTTGAACCGGGGGAATGGTGTCTGAACTAGCAGCGACTAAGCGCCTAAGGTGGAGAACAAACGTTTTCCATACCGCTAGAACAGAGTTTGGATTGTATGTGTGTGAACACACACACCACCTCCAAAGCCTAAAAATAAGCTCGTTCTTTTCGCCGTGTACAATGCACGTTGACGCGAGCGTGAGATTGTCTTCAATCGCACGCCAAGTATAAACTAGATGTTTTATACTCGTCTCAGTTGACCTCGACAGTTTGTCGACCACATCAGTGGGAAGGTCCCTGAAAAGATCCAGATTGGATAAGATTTTCTTCCTAGTTGAAGGGAGAACATCTGGCCGGAAGATATTAAACCTCGATATTCTCTGTCCTATTCGATCGTAATCGTAGAACGCACCTATAATGGTGCCTTCAAACGACTTGGCGTTCCCTTGTCCCGGAGGAAGCTTGGAAAGTGGCCAAGACATG